GCGATCCTGTACAGAGGTATTTGAGTGTAATTGGCGAGTTTTATAGCCCGCCCCTATGTTCTGTGATTGTAGTGCTTTTAGGCGTTACGACGCCTACTAGTTCTGCACTCATAGTGCATTTGTTTTGCATTTCAAACTTTTATCCCGTGAATTGAACACGGCCGGTGTACCCGGGAAGTTTAACCAACTTCGCTCCTTTTGGAGATAAAAATACAGTCTGAAACGACTCTAACTTTGGCTAATTGTTCCTTACAATTAGTCTGACGGGGTATCATTCCCCCCTTTATAATAGAATGACCGTTTTATATAGATAATCCTATTATTGGATTTTTATTTGTTATACGTACCTATGTATTTAGGCGCATCTTGATTTTGATGTGAGTCCATCCTTGATCGGTGGCAATCATTTTTGAGATTCGTATATATGAATGTTGTTCTTTTATCTAAGACTGACCTTGATCGGCAGCAATAAAAGATGATATATTCATTATTGTCTCAGTAATGAGGCAGACAAATAGACACGTAAGAGTGATCTGTCTGGTACTCGGTTGGATTGAGAGTCCAACCAGTTACATAATGATTCATTTATTGAATGTCTAGCGTCTATTTTGGCGATCTTATGACATGTGTGACGTTGATTCAGTGCTCCACTAGCAGGAGTGACGTAATAGTCAAACTGATGATTTTATCTCGTTTGTTTCGGCGAGAAGTACAAGTGTTACATCTGAGGCTTGGCCGCTTATGATGATGTAACTGCATGAAATTTGATTTAAGATTTAGAACTCTTTGTATATTCCTTGGAATTTTGACGCAGTAGGTGGCAGCAACCTGAAAAAGCTGTGGAGTTATATGCTCCGTAAGACGTTTTGATTTCTTGGAATCCCTTTATCGAGTGATATTCCTTTATGATCTCATGTGTGGCTGGAAACCACGCACCTTTTATCTTGAACACAATCATGACAAGTTTTCTTAAGGCTAGTAGATACGAAAATAGTGTTCCGGAAATGTCAGTATGCCAAAGGCTGACCCCAGCTAGGAAGATAGTAGATATGACTATCCTAGGGAGTGTACTTAGTGCACTGAGGTGGATTATGTTGATTTATTCTAATTCAACATTGGTTAAAGTATGGTTTGCAGGTTATATGTCTGTAATGGCCTATGGAACGGACCCCTATGCATTCGCTGAGGATGCATTATGGGCTCTGAGCTATATCCCATTTTTAATCATACCTCTTTTGGTGTTATGGATTTTGACGATTGTATCTGGCGCTGGTTTTTCCGTTTATCTTTTTGATAAGAAGCGGAAATTCGAGCGACGGTTATTTCAGTTTTCTTGTCGTTACCCTCAACTCTTTGAACCACAGTGTGGAGAGAAGAGTTCGAGGCGCGATAAGTATTATCGGAATAAACAATCAAGGAAAAGGAGGAAGACGAATAGGACACGTTCGTCAGGAAAGGCCAAGGATCATGAACCACCTATTTATGATCCGCAATTCGGAATAGCCGACTGTAAGATTGTCGAATCATTCCGAAAACTCGCAAAGTCAGGCAATGTACCAATTGATAGTAGTCTTATTGACAAACTTGAAAATTTGATAGCATTGTATTTTTCTTTGCGCGACGCGACAACTACCACCCAGATGTGTTCCATTATAATCTTGTATTGTAAGACTCATTACAGAGATTCTCTCGCTATGAAAGTGGGGGAATATTTGACTGAGCTTTGTGAGATGGAATATTCGGTACAATCAGGACCGAAAATATCTGACGAGGAAAAGGTTGGTAGGATGTTCGACAAATCCTTCGACCCGCAAGCAGGTGAATTTGCTTCATACCTTAAAGATTCTGAGAAACCCAAGTGGCTAAAGCTCTTAAAGGAATGTCAAGAAAATTGGACCCTTGTTATCAGGAATGAAGGCTTCTCTAAGATTTCAAAGATTCTTAGCCTAGCTATAGCTTTGGGTCTCTGTGAAGCTTCATCCCTTGATTTTCGTGTCGCAGGTATGAAAATGTTTTCCATAGGTGCCGCCGCAAAACATGCATCCGCTGTTGATTTAGTTGACGCAGCGTTTGAAACTATTGTATATTTTGCGGAAGGGGGCTATGCCTGTTTTGAGCGAGGTTCTATCAAACCGCTCTTATATGGTAATATGGAAGCCGAAGTATTTGAGGAAAATTTCGGAGTCTGTCAGCAAAGTTTCGACTACGCTAAGGCAGGTAATCTGGATATCATTGGCATGGACGATAATGATTACGAGCAATTGCTTTGTAGGACTATCGAAAGATGTCAGGAATTCGTCAACACCTCTCGTGGTGCCGTAGAGAAGAATGTCTATCGCCGTAAGCTTGATGCATTGCGGTCGTGGCAGTCCTCTTTTCGGCAAACACGTATTAAAGGTGGTCTTCGTGAAGCCCCATACTCTATTGGTATATTTGGAGGCACTGGAGTGGGAAAATCTTCAGTTGCCAATATTTTGATGGTTACGACGTTATTACATAATGGCTTTGAGGCATCGGATGATCGGATCATCACGGTGAATGAGAGCGATAAGTATTTTTCGAACTTTCGATCATTTATCAATGGGGTACTTGTCGACGATATCGGTAATACAAAAGCCGATTTCGTCGAGAAGGCACCAACTACTCTAATGATTCAGTTGATTAATAATGTGCGCATGTATGCAAACATGGCTGAAGCAGACATGAAAGGTAAAGTGGCTGTTCAACCTAGAGTAGTGATTAGCACTAAGAATGTGAAGGATTCGTGTGCAACCGTGTATTCCAACGAACCGGCTTCTATTGCACGCCGTGATCGCATCACGATTACTGTTAAGGTACGTGATGAGTTCTGTTCGGATGGTATGCTTGATCAGAGGAAAGTTAAGGCTTTTTATGGCGATGAAGTACCGCTTATCCCAGATTTGTGGTACATCAAAGTCGAGCAAGCTTTCCCTGTAAAGAACCGTACGAAGGGTGCAAAAGATACTATTGGTTGGAAACCAGTCGAATGGAATGGCGAGACGCTCGAGAACATTTCTATTAAGCATCTTATACAATTCATCGCTGCTGACTCCAAGGTCTTTTACGAAGACCAGGAGAAGTTTGTGAAGAGGAGTAATAATTTAGCTGAAAAATTTGATCTTTGTAAGGAATGCGGCTTGGTTGATGAAATTTGTGACTGTTGCCCAGATGACGAGTTTTCTACATCTAGTGAGAAGGAGGACCGAGTCTACGATAATCAATTTGGTGAGAAAATCGCCACCCTTGTGCAGCAGAAGGTCTGGAAGACACAGCGTTTTCTGGCCCCGAAGTTTGCATATTGGTTAGATGAAATTGAGGATCGGACTGTCAAGTGGATGATAAGTCGATTAGACTGGTTGGAAAGATCTCCTTATGTCGTTTGGTCTAACTATGTACCTACATCATGGTTATCACATAAATTGTTTAAAGATTTGGTTTGGATGACGAATGAGACGAAGTTGAAGGAGCGGATTCGCGCTTCATATTTGAATCATATACTTGTCCTTATTGCTTTGTTTGTGTTGGGCATTGTTATGCACCCTATCTATTTCTACGCGATGTTTTTTCCTATGTTAGCCATAGGGAGAATCGTTGAGGTGGAGAAAGAGAAGTTGTATGATGAGGTTTCAGCTGATAATAGAGCGATGCCGGAGATTTTCTCGATGTATCGTGATGCACATGCTAAGTGGATTACAGGTATGTGTGTTGGTATTGCCGCGCTGTATGGCATAGCTTTGGTTTGGAAACAAATCGAGCTTGTCAAGTCGCCGCAGGGTAACTTGGCACCATCTGGTGATAAGGACATTGAAGAACGAGATACTGAAGTCAATGAATGGGCTGAAGTTCACGTCTCTGAGATGCCTTGTTCTGATAAGGCCAAGACTACCAGCGTTGATGATTTGGAGAAGCTAGTGTATAAGAACATGGCTTTTATGTCATTCGTTCCGAAAGGGATGAAGAAAACGTACGAATGTGCAGCTTTCTTCCCCTGTTCGAATGTCGCCATTGTTCCGAATCACGTTTGGCTCGCCAATGATATGAAGGCAACCTTCACACGGCACGAACCAAACAAAATTGGTGGAAATTTCGAAGCTTGGATCTGCAAAGAACAAAGCTATCGGATTCCCGGTACCGATTTTCGTATGGTTTGGGTACCAAACGGAGGAGATTGGAAAGATTTAACGGAGTATCTTCCCAAAGATAAGTTTGCTAGTGTTCCTGCTCGTTTCGTTTATAAGAACGAGAAAGGAAAACAGCTTCTTGTTAAAGGTAAGACTCCTCGACTCAAGATGGAAACAGGACCAGCTAGGACCAAAGCAGGAAATTTCTTTGGTGCTTCATACGACCTTCCCTTTAATTCTTTTACTGGGTTGTGTATGGCTGCGTTGGTTACTGAGACTAAGGGTCCTCTTATTGGTGGTTTCCATTTAGGAGGAATGACAGGCGACATTGAAGGATGTTGTGGCTTGTTAACGCAGTCTCAGTGCCAGGATGCATTGGAATGTTTGGCTAAGAGGCCAAGTGTTGTATTGTCCAAAAGCGAGGGGGAAATTCCTACCAAGCTTTACGACATACAATTCTATGAGGGAGCGGAAGTACACCCCAAGAGTGCTATCAATTTTCTACCTGTTGGAGCTAATTGTAAGTACTATGGACAGTGTACTGGCCGTGCCACATATCATTCCGAAGTCGAGGATACCGTTATTTCTAGTGACGTGGAGGACGTCACCGGAGTGCCCCAAAAGTGGGGCCCACCCAAATTTCGTGTTGGATGGCCGTTTCAGGCCTCTTTGCAATATTCAACTAAGCCTTCCTTAGGAATTGAGGGATCTTTGTTGGCCCGTGCCAGCAGAGATTACCTTGTTCCTTTGTTGCAAGCATTGGATGCATTGCCCAAGATGAAATCTGAGGTTCGACCTCTAACTGAGATGGAGACTGTGTGTGGAATCGATGGTCGTCGTTTTGTGGATAAAATGCCGCCGAATACTTCGGTTGGGTTTCCGTTATCCGGACCCAAATCTAATTATTTGGCGTTATTAGATCCCGAGGACCATCCCACGCATCAACATCCAGCTGAGTTGGATCCAATCTTTTGGAAGCACGCTTATGAGATGGAAGAACTTTACCTTTCGGGGAAAAGGGCTTATCCCATCTTTAAGGCTTGCTTGAAGGATGAACCAACGAAATTGACTAAGGACAAGGTCAGGGTGTTTCAGGGTGCACCCACTGCGTTGCAATTGTTAGTTCGCAAGTACTATCTACCAATTGCGCGCGTTTTGTCCATGATGCCTCTTAAATCAGAATGTGCTGTGGGTGTTAATGCTCAGGGACCGGAATGGGACCAGTTGGCAAAACACATTAAGCACTACGGAGAAAATCGGATTCTTGCTGGGGACTATAGTAAGTATGATTTGCGCATGCCAGCGCAAGTGATGTTTTCCGCTTTTCGTATTATGATAGAGATTGGCAGGCACTGCGGTTATTCCGAACGTGATGTAACAATTATGGAAGGAATCGCTTCAGATATTTGCTATCCTCTTATGGCGTACAATGGTGATTTGATTCAACATTTTGGTTCTAATCCTTCGGGACAGAATCTGACTGTTTATGTCAACTCTATCGTTAACGCTCTCCTGTTTAGATGTGCATATTATGAAATTTGCAAACACCGCATGGATTTGCCTAATTTCAATGAGATGTGCGCATTAATAACTTATGGAGATGATGCGAAAAGTTCTGTTCATCAGGATTTCCCAGAATTTAATCACATTGCAGTGGCTGAATTCTTGGAGGCACGTGACATGAAATTCACGATGCCCGATAAGGAGTCTGAACCGACCCCTTACATGAACGATGAAGAGGCTGATTTACTCAAGCGAAAGAATATCTATAGTAGTGACACTGGACGTATTATGGGAGCTTTAGACGAGGATTCGATATTCAAGTCTTTGCATTCTGTATTACGTTCCAAGGCTATTACTAAAGAGCAGCAAGCGATGCAAGTCATTGATGGTGCACTCCGTGAGTGGTTTTCTTACGGGCGTGAACATTATGAAATGCGCCGCATGCAGATGAATGAAATCGCTGAGCGAGCAAATATTGCTCATGGTTGTACGATGCTCCACGTATCGTATGACGACCAGTTACTCACTTATAAGGAAAAATATAAGTCTGATTAGACTGGCACTGACCTGGGTGGTCGTTAAACTCATCCCTCTGGCCGTTATTTGAGAACACGGTCATCCGCTAAAGTTCTCGTTCAGGTTATTGATTACCGTCTCATACTTCCGTAAGTCAGTTTAGGAAGGAGAGATAGGCTTAGCCTGTAGGCACCTCCCCCGTGAGGTACCCCTATTTAGGGGAGCAGATCGCCACTGCACAAGACTGACAAGCCGCCCATAGAGTGAGTCAACTATGGGGTCGGTTAATGACGACTTGCTAACAATCGATTTAATATGACGATAAACGAGGAAGGGACAGAGACCAAACATCAGGTTACTACATTTGCAGATCAACAGGAACATTTTGATTATGTTGTTGATAGTATGCCTGACGATACGTTTGGTATTGCTGATACCTCGGATGCGAACCTCGAGAATTTCTTTTCGCGTCCAATTAAGACACAAAGCTTTACATGGGCTATTGGTACTACATTCTTTGAGAAATTTAATCCTTGGACTGATTTCTTTGAGAATAAGCGAGTTATTAACCGTATTACTAATTATAACTTGCTTCGTTGTAAGCTTAAGTGTCGCATCGTCCTTAATGGGAATGGATTTTATTATGGCCGTGCGATTGCTTCGTACGTTCCGCTACATAATCTTGATAATTTTACGCAGGACAGAGCGTTTTTTATTCAGGATGTTGTAGGGGCTTCGCAGCGACCACATATCTATCTAGACCCTACCACTTCGTTGGGAGGAACCATCACTGCTCCGTTTTGCTGGTATGAAAATGCTTTGCGCATTCCTGAACAGGAATGGAGAGAGATGGGCGATGTAACGATCCATGGCATACAGGATCTTAAGCATGCCAATGGATCGACTGACCCAATCACTGTATCCGTGTTTGTGTGGGCAGAGGAGGTCAGCCTAGCTGTTCCTACTGCCAATGAACCGGGTGCTTTGACACCACAAATGGGTCAAAAAGATGATGAATACACCAAAGATGGTCCAATATCCAAGCCAGCGAATTTTATCGCTAAGGTAGCTGGCGCTTTAGAGGGAATACCCCCGATTGCGCCTTTTGCGAAAGCAACACACCTTGCCGCGAGTGCTGTGTCTAATGTAGCTCGAATATTCGGCTTCAGCAGACCCACCATTCTACAGGATGTTGAACCATACCGACCGACAGTCTTGGGAAATATGGCTAACACTAACGTTGGTGATTCATCAGTTAAGTTAACTCTTGATGGGAAACAGGAGTTGACTATAGACCCTAGGACAATGGGTCTTGGGGGTAGAGATGAGTTGGCTATCAAGAGCATAGCTTGTAGAGAGTCTTATCTCACCTCTTTCCCCTGGGAGAAATCTGCATCCACTGAGACATTATTGTGGAACTCGGAGGTTAATCCCGTGTTGTGGTCGTTGAATGAAGCGGACACCGACAATGTAGAGATACATATGCCGGCGTGTTGCTTTGCTGCCATACCTTTTAGATTTTGGAGAGGCTCCATGAAATTTCGGTTTCAAGTGGTAGCTTCTGCATTTCATAAGGGTCGGCTAAAGGTAACATATGATCCGTCCTATGCTTTAAGCAACGAATATAACACAAACTATACACACATTATCGACCTTGCAAAGGAACGTGATTTCACTGTTGAGGTTGGTTGGGGTCATGAGAGATCTATGGTTAGACACAGAACTCCAGGCTTTGACTTTCTGCCTTATCGTGAAACTGCCTTATCAGCAGATCCACTGAACTTAGCAAACGGTATTATTTCGGTGTATGTAGTGAACGATTTGACTACACCGAATTCTACTGTTGATAATGATGTGCAGGTTAATGTTTTTGTTAGTGCTGGTGATAACATTGAGTTTTTCGATCCGGACAGTGACGATATAGATGATTATGTTTGGTTTAAAACACCACCTGACAACCCACCAGGACCACCACCACCTACATTAAAACAACAACCTGAAACACTATACGAACCACAAATGGGAGAAAAGATGGAATCTCATCCTGACGCTGATCAAACGAAAAGCGAGAATGAGCCCATGAAGTTGGACGCCTCTGAGGACATGGCGGCCATCATCTCTTCCACCGATAACACGGACAATGTGTTTTTCGGCGACCCTATTGTATCGTTCAGGCAATGTTTAAAGCGATATAATTATAGTCGTACGTGGTGTACGGGCAATGGAGGTCCCTTAATAGGTGCTTTTAACAACATCCCGAATTTCCCTTTATACCGGGGTTATTCGCCACAGGGTGTTGATCTTGCAAGGGAACCTAACATTGCTACACCGTACAACTACGCAGATACTACACTTCTCAATTACCTTACGCCAGCTTTCGTGTGTAGGCGTGGGGGAATGAGAATAAAGTATATGCGCTTTGGGGGGTCGAAAGATGACTTAATGTATGTTACTAGGCGTTCGGTAGGAACGAGTACCGCAGGTGATGCTTTTATTGCTGCGACTACAACTTCTGCGAACAAATATGCGCAAGCACGTAGTTATCTGATTTCGACACCCCACACTTGGGATGGCACTCACGCGACTGCAATTGGCCAGAATCCCGTCCTCGAGGTCGAGCTACCCTATTACAATAACGTTCGTTTTATACCTGCGAAGCAGATAAATGAGCGTAAGAGTCTTGGGGATCAAGAACGACAGTTCCATAGCATTTTTATGACATGGGACCTCGACAATGCAGAGGCTGCAGGTTTACATTCCTTTTTCTCTGTTGGTGAAGATTTTCAATTGGCTTTCTTCACCGGTGCCCCCGTTTGCTATCGCGTGGTTAAGGGGTCTGATCCTACTGCACAGTAGGATCTTTTTAGGTTATACAGTTACGAATCTGTATTTCCGTTGTACATTTAAAATCGTACCATTCGGTGGCCGAATGGGAGTCGGTTTCGTTATGCGAACGGCTTCGAGCTACGCTCTCAATGATGATATTGTTGAACATGGATTTTTCCTGGGTGTAAGCTCGGGTTTTCACATGGTCACAATTTCTAGTGAGCGTGGCTCTGTCTGTAATCGAACCATTGCAGATCATGGGAGAGTACAAGTACCTCTCCCATGCGCAAGGGCCTC